CCGGGAAGTTCAACGATAGACCGCTGCTGTTTGCCGTAACGGACACGCCGTTAGCCGTCAGCGCCGTATTGGTCCCAAGGAAATTGGATCCGGCGTTGGACTGCATGGCAGTCGTCAGGTAAGCGCCTGCAGATTGCAAGGCCGTCGTGATGTTCGACGCAAGGCCGAAAGTGATAGACGATCCGTTAGTCGAAGATGACAAAGACGAACCGACAGCCAGACTTATCGCGCCAGAAGATCCGTTGACGTTGGATACATACGACGTTGGCCCCGCTTGGACGGAGGCCGTTAATACCGACGAATTAGATAGGCCGAAAGTGACGCCATTGCTATTGGCAAATGACAACGTGCCAGACGTTTGCGTCTGAGTACCGGCGATGATGCCACTGATTCCTGTCTGCGCCCCGGCAACGTTGGCACCAGAAATAGTAATCGTTGCGCCACCTGCGCCCGTGGACTGAGACAACGTAATGTTGTTTCCGCCCGCAAAAACGATTTGATTGCTGATCGTACCTGTTGTGCCAGACGTATTTCCGCCAGAGGACACGCCTGCAGAGAAAGCGGGAGCGCCAATGCTGATGGTGCTTCCGGCAGAAGCAATGCTAACAATGCCTGTTCCGCTAATCGACGATGTGGCGGGAACGCTCTGGCCGGAAAGCGAAATGTTCAGACCGGCGCTATTGAGCGTCACGCTTCCTGAAATGTTGGTTCCGCCAAATCCAGTACTTGTTCCGGCAACCGTGACAGATCCAGAAGAGCCATTGACCTGCTGAACATACGAAGTCGGAACTGTTGGAACGGTATAAGAACCAACGATAGCGTTACCGGCAGACGTGTAGAACGTCAAACCATTGGCATTGCTAAAACTAGCATTGGTCAAAAGCGTTGCTGTTCCGCCGCCCGTATTGTTGGTGGCAGCAACGACAGCAAAGTTTGAAACCGTAGATTGAGCGGCAGTCGTTAAGTACGCGCCTGCGGATTGCAAGGCCGTCGTAATGTTCGACGCAAGGCCAAAAGTGATAGATGAACCGTTAGTCGAAGATGACAACGATGATCCGACCGCAAGACTTAATGCGCCAGATGAACCGTTGACGTTCGATACATACGATGTCGGTCCTGCTTGAACCGAAGCCGTCAAGACAGATGAATTTGACAGGCCAAAGGTGACGCCGTTGCTGTTCGCAAACGATAACGTGCCAGACGTTTGAGTCTGAGTTCCGGCAATGATGCCACTGATGCCGGTTTGAGCACCCGCTATGTTGGCACCAGAAATAGTTAGCGACATGCCTCCGGCACCGGTAGAGCCGGACAGAGTAATGTTGTTGCCGCCCGCAAGAACCAACTGGTTGGAAACAGTTCCGCTTGTTCCAGACGTATTTCCGCCTGAGAAGCCCATCGAAACGGCAGGAGCGCCAATGCTGATTGTGCTTCCGGCGGACGCGATGCTGACCGCCCCCGTTCCGCTAATAGATGACGTGGCGGGGACGCTCTGGCCGGATAGCGCCAGATTCAGCCCGTTGCTGTTGAGCGTCAGGCTTCCTGAGATATTCGTGCCGCTGAAACTGGTATTGGTTCCGGCGACGGTAACTGATCCAGACGATCCATTGACTTGCTGTACATACGATGTCGGTACGGTTGGAACCGTATACGACGCAGTCAGGACCGACGAATTAGACAGGCCAAAAGATATGCCGTTGCTATTTGCGAATGACAGCGTGCCAGACGTTTGAGTCTGAGTACCGGCAATAATTCCACTAATGCCTGTTTGCGCCCCGGCGATATTAGCGCCAGAAATGGTTAGCGACATACCCCCGGCACCAGTAGAGCCAGATAGGGTGATGTTGTTCCCACCCGCAAGAACCAACTGGTTGGAAACAGTTCCGCTTGTGCCTGATGTATTGCCGCCAGAGAAGCCCATCGAAACAGCGGGTACACCAATGCTGATTGTGCTGCCCGCAGAGGCAATGCTGATCGCCCCAGTGCCACTGATCGAAGATGTGGCCGGGACGCTCTGCCCGGATAGCGCCAGATTTAGCCCGTTGCTATTGAGCGTCAGGCTTCCTGAGATGTTCGTGCCGCTGAAACTAGTATTCGTTCCTGCAACAGTGACAGAACCGGATGAGCCGTTAACCTGCTGAACATACGACGTAGGACCGGCCTGAACAGATGCCGTCAAAACAGACGAATTTGACAGTCCAAAGGTGACGCCATTGCTGTTGGCAAATGACAAGGTTCCAGACGTTTGAGTCTGCGTACCGGCAATGATTCCGCTAATGCCCGTTTGTGCTCCGGCGATATTTGCGCCAGAGATCGTCACAGTAGCGCCGCCCGCGCCAGTAGACTGAGAAAGCGTTATGTTGTTGCCGCCGACGAACAACACCTGATTGGTGACTGTTCCGGTATTGCCAGAAGTATTGCCACCTGTAGAAACGCCTGCAGAGAAAGCAGGAGCGCCAATAGAAATGGTGCTTCCTGCAGAAGCAATGCTGACGATTCCGGTGCCACTGATCGACGAGGTTGCCGGAACGCTCTGACCAGATAGGGCAAGGTTCAGACCATTGCTGTTAAGCGTCAGGCTTCCTGAAATGTTCGTGCCGCTGAAACTGGTATTGGTTCCTGCAACAGTGACTGATCCAGACGATCCATTGACCTGCTGCACATACGATGTCGGAACTGCCGGAACCGTATACGACGCGGTCAGAACAGATGAATTGGACAAGCCAAACGAGATGCCATTGCTGTTGGCAAACGACAGGGTTCCAGACGTTTGCGTCTGTGTCCCCGCGATGATGCCGCTGATGCCTGTCTGCGCGCCCGCAATGTTTGGACCCGAAATGGTCAGCGACATGCCCCCGGCGTTGGTTGAGCCAGAAAGCGTGATGTTGTTTCCGCCCGCAAGAACCAACTGGTTGGAAACAGTTCCGCTTGTTCCAGACGTATTGCCGCCAGAAAGACCCATCGAAACGGCAGGCGCGCCGATGCTGATCGTGCTGCCCGCAGAGGCAATGCTGATCGCCCCAGTGCCGCTAATCGAAGAGGTGGCCGGGACGCTCTGCCCGGATAGCGCCAGATTCAGGCCGTTGCTGTTGAGCGTCAGGCTTCCTGAGATGTTCGTGCCGCTGAAACTGGTATTGGTTCCGGCGACGGTAACTGATCCAGACGATCCGTTGACCTGCTGCACATAGGAGGTCGGACCCGCCTGAACAGACGCCGTCAGAACAGACGAGTTCGACAGGCCGAAGGTCACGCCGTTGCTGTTCGCAAAGGACAACGTGCCCGACGTAAGCGTCTGGGTACCCGCGATGATTCCGCTGATGCCCGTCTGAGCGCCCGCCACGTTGGGGCCAGACAACTGCATGCTCAGGCCATTGCTGTTCAGGTTCAGCGTGGCCGAGACGTTTGTTCCGGCGTAGGTCGTCCCCGTTCCCGCGAACTTGGTCGTCTGGGAGGACGGGAAGGCTGCTGACGTGATCGCCGAGGTGGCGCTCGTGGCCTGAAGCAGGCTTGAGTTAGACGACGCAAAAGCGTTCGTCGTGATGTTCGATGTGGCGCTTGTGGCCTGCAGGAGGCTTGAGTTCGACGAGGCAAAGGCATTCGACGTGATCGCCGACGTGGCACTCGTTTGTTGGAACAGGCTCGACTGCGAGGTTGCAAGCAGAAGACTGGAGTTCGACGAAGCAAAGGCGTTCGACGTGATCGCCGAGGTGGCGCTCGTCTGCTGAAACAGCGACGACTGAGAGGTCGCAAGCAGCAGACTTGAGTTCGACGACGGGAATGCCCCGGTCGTGATCGCCGAAGTGGCGCTCGTCTGCTGAAACAGCGACGACTGCGAAGTCGCGATGTTGTTCGTCGTGATGTTGGTCGCGGCGTAGTTCGTGTTGACCGACGCCGTAATGACCGACGAGTTCGACATGCCAAACGTGACGGTCGGGCTTGTCTGGAAAACGATGGTGCCGGTGTTGGCGGACTGCGTGCTCGCCGAGATGCCAATGCCGCCGCCCGTGTAACTGGCGGTGATGTTGTTGCTGCTTAGGCCGAAATTGACGCCATTGCTGTTGACGAAATTAACGGCGGTAAACAGGCCGGAAGACGTTCCGGCGGAAACAACCATCTGCCCCGTACCGACAGGGCCGGTCGGTCCTTGAGGGCCAGTTGGCCCCGCAGGGCCAGTTGGGCCTATTGCACCCGGAGGACCTTGCGGGCCAACCGCCGCGATCTCTACGGTTTGGATATCGGTTTCGGTAACCGAGACTGTGGTCTCAGGGGTCTGAGTGACCGTGACCTGAGTGGGATCGCCCGAGTTGACCTCGACGACAGTCGGGCTTTCAGTGACATTTACTTGAGTCGGAGGATCATTCGCCATTTTAGCGCGTCACATCTGGAGAAACGGTTACTGAACCTTGCAGCAATCGCGTAACTATACCTCCAGAGGACGTGAGGATCAGATCATAAACCCCACGCAGCCACGAAAACCCTGCCGTCGTCGTCGAGGGAATGGTCAGGGTAATGGTGCCTGCCGTGCCGCCCAACACGATGTTGCCGTTGGCAGTGCTGCCTTCGTACAAGATCGTGGTTGATTGCGGGGTCTGCCGGATCTGAAGATCAGCAGAAAATCCCGTCAGGTCGACGGGAACAGCCGTGGTTGAAGTCGTCGTGCAGGAGCAGTCAGTCGAGCCGCCAACCTGCCACAAGAAGACCCGAATGAACGTAGCGCCCTGCTCGATGCAAAGGTTGTAAGTCCCTGCGCTCATACTTGGTCTCCAATGTGGCTTTCAGCCTTACAGGCTGACGACATTGTACTGGGTCACCGTCATGGTGACAGTCCCAGTACCGCTATTCCAAATCACGCGAACAAAACGCGGAGCAAACGAAAAACTGCTCATGGCGCTTGCCGTCGCGCCAACGACAGCGGCGTCTGCGCTTGGAAACCATGTCATGCTGCCCACGGGGACCGGATTGAACGGATCGTTTGGATCGTCCATGGACTGCTGAACGGTGTAGTTACCCGTGCCGCTCAAGACGCACTGGATGTTCACCTGCGGATGGGCCCACTCGTCCAGTCGGACCAAGTTGGACGTTGCTTGGCCTGTGTTGGCCGTCACTACGATGGAACGCATTACCTTGTTCCTTATTAAAAACGGGGGCACGAGGCCCCCGTTGATGCATCACAAACTGGGAGAGGGGGCCCAGTCTATTACATGCCCATTTCGTCCGTGTGGCCCTTGGGCGGCGTGCCCTTGTGAGCCGTGAACGCAAAAATGTTGCCGGAGGTCTTGCCGCCATGCTTACGCGGCTTACGACCCGCGTGATGCTTGCCGTGATGACCTTCGACCTTCATCTCATGTTTCACATGACCGCCGTGCTTCCGCTTGGCACGACCGCCGTGCTTCCGCTCTTCAGCCTCGTGAAATTCCTTCTTAGCGTTGTTACGCTCTTCCGGCTTGCTCTTGAGATCCTGTTCCGCTTCATTCACGCCGCCAGTGGCTTTGTGATGACGTCCTTTATGACCTTTCATTTCTTACTCCCAGATCAGGTGTACTGACCGTTGGTAAAGTTATTTGCGGCCTGCAAGTAGCAGACCACAAGTACCGCCGTCCCCGTGCCGCTGCCTGTCGACTGCGTCCAGATCTGAACGTCCTGCGTCGCACTGGAATTCAACCAGTTGGCGATCAGGCTCGTCACAGGAACGGTGTACTGACCCTGAACCAGTAAAGCGTGCGCGATAGCAGAAGCCAACTGGCTTCCACCGCTCGCCGTTCCAATGTTCAGCGTGTCAGAGCCGCTGGTCCATGACGCCGTGACGTTGATGTAGATGTCAGTGATCAGACTCTGTGCAGGGATGACGATAGAGGTCGCCGTCGCAGAAGCCGACTCCGTGATAGACGCAAACTGCGCCATCTGCACGAAGCCGACGTTCTGAGTTCCACTGCTTCCGCCGACACCGGCAAGATTGCCGGTGCCGTCAGAGTTAAGCACGTTGCCCGCAAGGATCGGCCCAGTTAATACTGTGCTGCTCATTTCGCTTCTCCTTACGAGGTCGGGAACGAGCCCCAGATGGCGCGCCAGTTGTAGTACCCAAACGAGTACCGCTCGTAGCCCTTGACCAACAGATTGTCCGTAACGAAGTCGACCTGCATGTCCATTTCGTACTTGACGCGCTCCATGTAGGAGAGACCGTCAATGTTGGTGAGCAGGAACCATGCATAAGGCGAGGTCAAGAAGTCGTTGACCATGTAGCCTTCCGGCAAGCCGCCCGCCGTCGAGAGGATCGCGTTGACATCGTTATCCGCAGTACCCGGACGCAGTTCCGTCTTGAGAAGACGAATCGCAACCGGTTCCAACTGCGGAGGCACAATCAACTTGCGGCCACGAGCGAAGACCTTGAGGTTCGCCATGTCGCGGAAGTTGGTACGAATCGAGATCATCGCGTTCAGCAGCGTGGCCTCATTGAGGTCAACCTGCGTCGAAGGCGTGTTCGCAATCGTATTGCCGTCGATGGGGTGGCTCGTCGAGCACAACGAAACACCGTCACCGCCGATGTTCGCATTGTACGTCGTCGCGGTGTTAAGGACGTTCGCGCCGTAGATTTCCTTGGTCTGCTGAAACGATTCAATCAGACCGAGGTTCGACGGATGGAACTGCGTCTTGTAAAGGTTATCGTCAATCGCCTTGCGGGTGATCGCGTAACCGAGCGCAATTTCATTGTGCTCTTGGTTGTAGATGAAGCGCTCGCCCGAGTTGTTGTCGAACGAGGTCTGAGCACCTTCCGTCTTCAACTGCGCCAGACCGAGGTAACGCATTTCAGCGGTACGCTCAAGGGCGAGTTTCGAGTCATGCTTGGTGAAGATCTTGTCGTACTGAGACGGAATCATCTCGTACTTGCCTTCAATCCCGCGAAGACCCGGAAGCAGGAGGTCCTTAATAGCACTTAAATTAACGGCCATTTTTAGTTACTCCTTAGACGGTGCCGGTCAACTGCTTGGTCTCGACGTTGTTAAACGCCACGACCACATAGTTGTATGCACCGCTCTGGGTGCCTTGAGCATTCGGCGGATCGGTGGGAACAGCCATAACACGGAACGGAAGCGTCGCCGTGGTGGCCTGCGAGTTGTACACGATGTACGCGCCCGAAACGCCCGTCGCGGTGCTGCCCGTGCCGTAAGCAAACTGCACGTTGGCGCCGATGTCGGCCGTCGTGAGACCCGTCGAGGACGAGCCACCCACCTGCACAAGGAACTGCGCGTTGGGGTCGTTGACGACGTAGCACTCAACGGTGTTGCTCGAAGCAACGTCGCTGCCCGGCCAGTAGTTCGACCACACGGTACGCTTCTGCGCGACCGACAGGTACTTGCAGCCAACGAACACACCGGCAAGCGTGCCTGTGCCCGGCGTCGTCACATAGACGCTGCCGTCCGAATTACGGAAAACCGGATCGCCGAAAAAAATCGCCGAGGCATTGTAGTCCGCAAACATCGCGACCTGTTCGTAGGTCGGAAGCGAACCCGTGCCCTTGTACTGACTAAAGCCGAAAGGCGCACTGTTATTCGCCATGACGGATTCTCCTTACAGGAGGCCATCATCGCGCACCGGGGCGATTTAGACCGGGGGTAATCTTCAACTCCTGCGCCGGGCAGGAGGTTGAGGGCAATTTACGCCGCCTACTTGACAAGTGCAACAGTACAAAAGAAAAAGCGCCCCGAAGGGCGCTCAAGGAGGCATTTACTGCCTTTTATTCTGGAATCGGGATCGCTTCGTAGGACTTGCCGATCTTCGTCAGGCTGCTGCCGTCGCTCTTGCTGCGCTGCAGCGTGCCTTCGGGAGTCGCGTTCAACTGCGCTTCCTTCTGGCGAACCTGAAGTCGAGCACGGCGCAGGTCGGCGGCGCGCACTTCGTCGCTGATTTCCTTTGGGCGTTCCATCAGGATCATGCCCTTGCGCTCGATCACGGCGAAATTGCCGATGCTAGGCATCATTTCGGGGTGGCGATTTGCCGGGACAGGCTCCCAACCCTTGCGGGCAACCTGAACCTGATAGGCCGGGTCCTCGCTGCCCAAGAGCAACTTGCGCTTCCACTCGTAGTCCCAACCGTCTGGAATGATGTCGGGCGGGATGTAGAACTCGTCGGTGCCCTCTTCCATCGAGCCGCCCGCGTGCTCGCGCAGTTCTGCAGCGCGGCGTGCGGCGCGGTCACGGGGATTTTCGCGCAAGGGCGCACGCTGTATGCCGGTGGGCTCTGGGGAGGCTGCAGCAGCCGCCTGAGCCTCTTCTTCGGCAATCTCGTCTTCCACCTCGTCAATCGCCTCCAGAAGCCGATTAGAGCGAGCGCGGGCACGCCTCTGCTTAGGGGTTTCATTGTCCATAGAATTCTCCATTAGTTCAGTTTCCCTTCACGCTGAAGCGCCAACTTGTTCTTGGCGTATTCCTGATCGGTCATGCCCATCATCTGCGCCATCTCGCGCTCGTCCTTGGTCAGGCGAACGACGTTAGGGCGGTTTCCGGTGCCCGCGTTGCCGCTGCGCGAGACAGGGGCTGCAGGAGGCGCGGTACGGCGCTGCGTGACCTTAGCGGCGTCCGCAGTCGCCTCTGCCTGCACCGGGGCGTCACGGCGGATCCGAAGCGTGTTTTCAATCGAGTCGAAATAGTCGTCGGTGTCCGGGCTGATGCCGTCCGCCATCGCCAACTCGTGCGCCGCGATCATCTTGCGGTACAGGTTGGGGTTACGGGCGTATTCCGGGTGGGCGCGAACCCACTGGGCCGAGCGGGACGATAACTGACTCGCAAGCGCCTCAACCGGGTCGCTTTGGACCGGCTCAGGCGCCTTCTGCTTCGGCGAACTCTCCAGAGCCTGCTTGCCCTGCTCCAACTGAAGCAACTTGGCAGAATTCTCCGCCATGGTCTGCTGAATGTCGGCGGCGGAGTCGTAATCGCCTGCCGCCATCGCCTGAGCGTAGGCCGACTTCAAATTCAGCGTGTTTGCCTTCACCGAGTCGATGGCGTTGTTGATTAGGTGCAGATTGGTGTCCGCAACCTCGTTTTGCGCCCTGAAAGCGTTCTGTTTGGCCTCGTTTGCTGCCTTTTCGGCGGCAATACGCGCAGAACGCTCCTCTTCCAACTGCTTTTTGAGGGCTTTGATGCCGTCTTCGGGCGCGGTTTCGGTCTTTACGGGCGATTCTTCGGCCTTTACGACCTCAACTTCGTCCTTTTTGACCTCTTTCTCAGTCGGATCGATCTCAATCTCAATCTGTTCCGGTTCATCAGCCATGATTGCCCCCTTACCAGACCAAATCTGGGTGTGAAACGCGCCCGCGCACGTTCTCGTCCTTCAAAATTCGGCACAAAACGCCGTTGACGGTGATGCTCCAACCGTCCGAAGGGCGGAAAACGATCCAATCGTGGACCTTTACGCTGACTTCCTTGAACCAGACGCCGCTTTCGTCGACAAAAGCGTCGGGTCCAACCTTCAAAATGAGGCCCACCTTGCTCTGGTGACGGTCTTCGTTGCGGTGCTGATCCGGCAGGACGATGCCGCCCTTCGTTTTCTCAGGCCGGATGTAGACGGCGCACAGGATCTGATTGTGATACAGGTCAAAACCGTAGATCGGACCTACGGCTTTGATCAAATCTTCTTTCGGGTCGGTATCGTGTTGCATAGGTGTATGCGGCATAGGTACTCCAATTACGATTTATCCATCACAGAACGGGCTTCATCACATAGATCGTCGAGTTTACGCCACGCCGCGAGTTGCCCCGTGATGTGTTTGTAGTCCGCGATATCGTGAATGCTTACACCTAACGTGAGGATGTCCGTTAGGCGTTCAATCTCTTCGTCGACCAATTTCTTAAGTTCGTATTCAAATCGGACGCTGATCGTTTGCATCGGTAGGTCTCAATCGAAAGGGGCGGTCATTGCTGACCGCCCCTTATACCATCAGGCGGGCTTTAAGCCATACGCCTTCACTTTCTCAAGGCGTCCCTTGCCGCCGCCAGAGCCGTCCTTGATCGGGTAATGAACCCGGCCACCGCGCTTGCGGCCCATGAGGCCCGGAGGCGCTCCCATGGGAGGCGCGCCGCCCGGAGGCGGGGATGCAGGCATCGGAGGACGCATACCGCCCGGTGGCATACCCGGCGGCATACCCGGAGCCATGCCCTGATGAAGACCCCCCGCAGGCGGCGGGGGCGGCATCATCCCGCCTGCCGGAGCCTGATGACCGCCGTGCGGCGCGATGACGATGTTGATGTTCGTCTTCTTGGCGCGACCGCCGTGCTTGCGAGCCTTACGACCGCCTGTCGGGCGCGTGCCCTCTAGAGTGCCGTCGGTGACGCTGCCGCCGCCTTTCTTTTTGACCATGCCGCCGCTGCAGCATTTGACGCACTTGCAGCCCTTCGGATGCACGCTACCACCTTTTTTGAACCGTGAAGAAATTTCGCCCGGAAGCGGCTCGTCGTAAGAATCCGGCGAAGCATGACGACGCTCTTGAGGTCGGCGCTCGTATTCTGCCTTGCCGCGACGATCCTGTTCAGCAGAAGCAAGATCAGCGCGCTCGCGCTTTTGAATGCTCCTGCGGCTACCACCCTGCGGCATGACCTTAACTGAGCCGGTCGCGCCGCAATGGTAACAAGGAAGAATCTTGCCCTCTTC